TTAAGTAGCTGTCGTTTCTGTTGGTTTAGTCTTAGTTTATTAGCTTCCATTATTTATCCTTTCTCTTGGTTGCTCATTATCTTCTATCATAAATTGTGATATACTGTCAACTAAATTCGCAAATGCTAATGAGTGCATAGCAATCCACCCCAACATACAACTTTGTGAATGAAATCGCGTGTGTATGTTAGGTACTTCATTGTATTGCCATCGCTCCCCATCCCACCAGCTATCGCCTCGAGGGTATGCGTAGTATGAATTGGGGTAATACTTCTTACCACAATTCACACAGTATCTTGCTTTACTTCTCATCATCACCTTTATAATACAAGTTGCTTTGCACTTGCTCGTAGTAGTCAAGGTATTGTTGACCATGCTCTTGTATAAACTCTCCAAGTGTCATGATCTCTGCGTCTTGCACAATCTTATGATGATTAACTAATTGTTCGTTCATATATTATCCTTTCTATTATTATCCCACAATATTGTAGTATTTGTAAAAACCTGTCAAATGTTTTTTTACTTTTCTTTGCAACTTAGACTCATTCTAAACTGCGCCCCTTGCGCGCTCGCTGCAATAGGGGACCCTTGCGCATTTGCTGCCAGACTTGCGACCCCACCCCCGTACCCCGGATTTTATATAACAGGGGTCCCAATGCCAGCACTATATGCTTGATCTGCAAATAGATATGGTCTAAAATCGTTTTCACACTTAAAAACAAAAGGTGCAAAATTTTTTACAAAATTTTTTCGAATGCTAACTCCTGATCAATTAAAAAACTTACCTGAAGATACACGCAAAGAATATTTGCAAACATTATTGTTGCTTGATGAAAAGAAAAAAGAACAAGCAATCAAAGATGATTTTTTAAGTTTTGTAAAACACATGTGGCCAGATTTTATAGAAGGTGAACACCATAAGATAATGGCTGAGAAGTTTAACCGCGTCGCACGAGGCGAGCTCAAGCGATTAATTATCAACATGGCACCAAGACATACAAAATCAGAATTTGCATCTAACTTTTTGCCTGCATGGATGATCGGCAACAAACCTGATCTAAAAATAATCCAAGCAACAAATAACGCGGAACTTGCAGTACGATTTGGTCGTAAAGCAAAAACGTTAATGGAGCAGGATGATTTTAAAAAAATATTTAATACAAGACTAAGAGAAGATTCTAAAGCCGCTGGTAAATGGGAAACGGATCAAGGCGGTGAATATTATGCAGCGGGTGTCGGCGGTTCAATTACAGGTCGTGGAGCGGACTTATTGATTATTGACGACCCGCATTCGGAACAGGACGCAATGAACATGGCCAGTTACGATCGAGTGTATGAGTGGTATACTTCTGGACCGCGGCAGCGTTTGCAACCTGGAGGCAGGATAATTGTTGTGATGACTCGATGGAATGTTGCTGACTTAACTGGAAAATTGATGAAAGCACAAGCAGAACCAAAAGCAGATCAATGGGAAGTGATAGAATTCCCAGCCATACTTCCAAGCGGGAAACCCGTTTGGCCTGGCTATTGGAAGCTCGAAGAACTGGAAGCGGTAAAAGCATCCGTGAGTATACTAAAATGGAATGCTCAATACCAACAAAATCCGACAGCAGCTGAAGGCAGTATTATAAAGCGTGAGTGGTGGAAGACGTGGGAAAAAGAAAGTTTGCCTCCATTAATGCATGTAATTCAATCTTATGACACAGCTTTTATGAAAAAGGAAACAGCAGACTACAGCGCTATAACTACATGGGGCGTTTTTCAACCAAGTGAAGATGAACCACCGCAGTTAATATTGGTTGACATGATTAAAGATCGGTATGAATTTCCAGAGCTTAGACGTATTGCAAAAGAACAATATGACTATTGGAAGCCAGAAACAGTAATAATAGAAGCTAAAGCTTCGGGCTTGCCATTAACGTATGAATTGCGTAAGCTGGGTATACCGGTTATTAACTTTACACCTAGTAAAGGAAATGATAAACATACTAGGATAAACTCTGTAGCTCCATTATTCGAATCAGGCATGATTTGGGCACCGGAGACAAAATGGGCAGAGGAAGTGATTGAGGAATGCGCTGCATTTCCGTTAGGGGAACACGATGACCTAGTGGATAGTATGACTCAAGCCGTAATGAGATTTAGACAAGGTGGCTTTGTTGACCATCCAGAAGACTACGAGGATGAAGAATTGCCATCGCAACAAAGGACGTACTATTAATGAAATTTTTATTAGACTTTATAAAAACGTTATTGACCAGAACAGGTAAAACAAAAGGTCTTAATAACGAGGCTAAAAATGAAATTGTGCAAATGTTAACTGAGGCGAATGAGTCAGTTTTAAAAGGCACTAAAAAGATAGACGACCAGATTGAAGAACTTAGAAAG